CACCGAAGTTTTCATTATCATTAAATATATAGTCTACATAATAGACATTGGCTAAACCTTCATCGGAAATATTACTGTTAGCATATTCAAGAAGTTTTTCAAGATTAGATTCATGAATACTACAGCCGGCTGCATTAGGATGTCCCTGTACATATTCTACAAGTTCACTACCTTCGAGGAAAGCCTTAAAATCTGGAACCTCTGAGAAAGAATCGTTGCCACGCATTGAACCACGAAGATATCCTTCAGAGTTCTTTGCTACAATTGCACAAGGACGATGATAACGATTTACGAACTGAGTACAAATTAAACCTCGAAGTTCTTGTGGAATATTATCTTTATCATTTACCTCAACAATAAGAATCTTATTATCAAGAAGAGCATATTTCTGAATTCTCATATCAAGAAGTTCAGTAGATTTTTCCTTAATACGATTCTGTCGATTACGAGCATTGGAAGCACGACGAGCCATTTCTACGCAGGTTTCTTCCATATCTCCCGCTTTTGCTCCACGTTTATCGGTTTGAATAAGTTCGTGTGGATTAATAAAAGCATTAAACAGTAAACGCTTTTCTTCCATTGTTCCAACGCGTACAATAGCGTTTAGAAGTGGAACGATATAGAAAGCAACATTATATAGCCCAGCTCTTTTGTTTCTTTAAACAGGGAATAAGACTGCTGATTAATAAAAGCTTTAAAGCCATCATTATTAATCTTCTTTAAACCTTCTGTAATATAATATCGAGTTTCTGGATGCTTCATGCTCATACAGTCAGCAACATTTGCAAGAGCACATAAATCCATATATTTCTCACAATAGCCACTATCACCAAACTTATCGTCCATTACCATAAGAAATTTATAGACTACACCAGCACCACAAAAATATTTATTAGAATAATTCTTAGATAACTGATTATTTACTACAACTGCATATGGGCTATATGAATCCGCGTGGTGGTGATCAAGAACAAGAACTTCTTTTCCTACCTCTTGTAGTCGTCTATGTTCTTCAATATCAAAGCTACTGGCATCAGGAAGAATGATTAAGTCATAATCACTTTCAATTACATCTTCAATAATATCATCAAGACCATGAGCTTTATGTTCGTGGCATACATATTCAAGTCTTGCTTTTGGATAAAAATCCTTTATATAAAGCCACATCATCGCGGCACTACAAATACCATCTGTGTCAGCATCTTGTACAATAAGAATACTACTATCATTTTCAAGATGCTTAAAAAGTAAATCCGCGGCTTCAGAGATATTATCAAGTAGATAAGGGTCTAACTCATATTCTTTGCTGGGATTTATATATCCTTCAATATTTTCAACTCCTCGTGCTGTAAGAAGTTCGACTAAACAATTCTCTGGAGAATGAGTAAGGTTATACTTTAACTTATAGTTCATTTGATTTTAATCCGCCTCTTCATTAAATACTCTAGTTTTTCTTGTCCTTGATCGCAAGGAGCATCCTTCTTATTTAAGATATTCTGTTCGTCAAAAATATAATAGAAACTAGCCATCCCGCGATACTTTTCACATTTACTTATTAACTTTTTTCTATAATTCATTCCTTCTTCAGAGAAGCAATGATCATATTCCTTGTCATAGGCAAGGATGATTTCATTTACACCTAATTCTTGAATAAGAAGATTAATTTGAAATCGATTTAATTGAGAGCCACATGTTGCAACTGCCACACTATATGGACCATAGTAAGCAGAATCTTTCAGAACAGATTTTTCTCCCTCATAAATAACAACTCGTTTAGTTCTTTGAATTGCCTTTTTATGCTCCCAAATACCATACAAATTAAATCCCAGCTGATGATTAAACATTTTTTCGCCAATTTGAGCTGGACGATATTTACCATATACCAAATCTTCTTCATCAATTGCACGCGTACGAATACCAATTAATCGTCCGCTAATATCATAATGAGGAATAATAATTCGATTAGTTCCATAAGAGAATCGAATATTGAATAGACTTTGGACATCACTGGTGATTCCTTCCATTTCCCATAAAGGATGGCTAAATGGGACGAAATAATCTAGTGCATATTTATTAACCTCCGGTAAGGTAATAATAGATTGCCGTGGAAGTTCTTTTTCAGTTTCCCAAGAAACAATTTCAACTGGTCGAATATCTTTTTCTTCAACATCAATAAATTGTTTTAAATAATATAAGGCTTCATCATAAGAAACTTCTTGATGATTAATTGCCATATATTTTTGATAAAGTACAATAATATTAAAGTTTTCGCTACATTCTGTATAGCAATGAAAACTTTTATTTAAATTATAATAATAAAGCTTCATACTTTCTGCTTCGTCAATTGGATTATGACAAATTGTTGGGCAGACAATATAGTCAGTATGAATTTCTAAGTTATCTACTCCTAAACTTCTTAGAAATAACACAACTTTATCAATTGTAAAACTACTAATAATAGTTTTTACATCCAATGAATTTTTTACTGCAAGTTCATCATAGAAACCATCAGTTTTACACATTAAAATTCATCATCTGCTTTCTCTTCAAAATTTGGATTAGGGCAATCAATTGGAATGGTTTTTAAGAAATCTTTAGTCACCCAAACTTCCTCACCTGGAAGTGGAGGAATAAATTCATATTCTTTCATCGGTATAAGATTATATTGTTCATCTGTCATAAAGAGATCAACCTTAAAGCCTGTACCTAAATTTATTTTAGACCAGATACGGCAACCCTTATAAGTACCATTACGTAACTTATAAATATCTGTAACATGTGTTGGAGAACCATATTCTTTAATTAGTTCGTGTATCTGCTCAAGTTCTGTTGGATCAACTTTTGCAATAAGACAACCTACATCACACTTATCTGCAATCGCTTTTGAACCACGAAGATTTCTCTGATCTCGTTTTTCACCGACTTTTAAACCATCACCATTAACCTGAGTACTAGTCATGACAAACACATTATAATTGGCTGCGATTTCTTTTAACTGATTAGACAACATACCAAGTGCTACATCTTCTCGAATACCACTTGAACTAAATTGAGAAATCAAAGACGGAGAAGAAAAGATATAGTCATAAAAAACATAGCCAACATCATTAAGTAAAACATGCTTTTTGATTACTGTTTGAACATTATTGAGGTTTGGATCTTCAATAGATTCCAAAATAAAGTAATTACTATACTTATCAATAATGTCTAAGGCAATTGCAATTCTCTTCTTTTCTGCCGCGGTACAAGCGTTTAATTTAATTACCTGCTCTTCTACTCCTGCTACATAAGCTAGAATAATAGTTTGAATTTCCTTTGCTTTCATCTCAGTGGTAATAAAAAGAACTTTCTGAGGTTCTTTATCTCTCACCCACACAAAGCTTTGTTTTGCCTCATCAAAATGAATTGGAAATACAATACTGCAAGCATCAAATACTGACCAGCGAGTTTTACCAACGTTTGTACCACCAGAACGAAGATACATCTTTCCTCGAATGGCTCCGCGAACAACAGAATTATAATACGCACCATTTAATTCTGGACCAATTTCTGGAGCCTGTGCAAGTTCTTCAAGTAGCTCACGAAGTCCTTCATTCGCACGAATATAACCACTTGTACCATAAGTATGTCGTGAACGAATAGAAGAAAAAGATTTTTCTACATATGCAAGAATATCTTCTTCAGTCGCTTCTTCATATCGTGTAATACAATCAAATTCCTGTTTACTTCCGGGTGGTGCCTCTTCTACATCATATGGAGAAATATCATAACCATGAAGTTTAAGATCTCGTAGAAGAGAGTTCTTTTTTAATCTATTATAAAATGCCGTGAAATTTTCAGGCTGTCCTTTATCCAAACACATCATAACAAACTCTCGTCCATTATATCGACGATAAGTTTGCTGAAATGTTGGATAATCTTGCAGATATGCCTCAATTGTTACTGCGTTGATTTTTACTGTACCACTATCAATCAAATTAGAAAGAGAAAAATAAATAACTCTCGCAATTTGGTTTTCTTGGCTAAAGTCATCAATAGCAATCGGCATAGGCAAACTGCTTAATACTGAAGGCTCTTTCATAATACTTCCTAGAACCTGGCAGTATAAATCAGTATTATTAAAAGTCATATGCCTACTCCTTATACTTTACTTGGATCAATTTTTAAACGACTTGCTCGTTTACTATTATAGTTTGGCCGCACTGTTTTAGTTGGCATTGTTTTCATTTCTGCAATCGCCTTTACAGTTTGTGCCTGTCTTTCTCTTAAAGATTGATAATATTGTTTTGCTTTATCTATATAATCGGGTACATAATACAAGGTTGGAGTATAAATTGTAATGCGTTGAATATCATACATATAATGCAGAACCGCGGTGATATTTTTATATGAAAGTCCATGGTTTTCTTTTAACCGCTTAATCTGTGCAAATAATTTTTCATCCAATTTACTGATACTAAAGATACGGCAAATCTCTTTATATAAAAAATCATGATCTTCTTTTTCTTTTTCTTTAGATAAAAAAGAAGTGTAACATGTTTGATTACAAAAACAAATATCCTTGCCATTATAAACAATCATTTGTTTTTCATCTACAAGCTTTTTACACGTTGCACATCTCATACATATTCCACCTTTCTTATTTAATTATATCATAATTTTTCACAATTGTCAAAAATAAAACCCTATCTTTCGATAGGGAATATTTTTACAGTAGCTTCTTTAAATCTTCAATTACCAACTCAACCATATCCTGCTGTTCAGGAGTAGCCTTGGAAAGCTGCATATCATGACTGAAAACATTTACAACCGCAGTGCGAAGCTTTTCACGTCCATCCTCTGGATAAGTTGCTAGAATCTTATTCCAAAGTGCCTTTGCCTCTGCCATTGTTTCATCAAAGGGACGCTTTGTTGCAACAAAACCATAATCTACATCAGTAGAGTTAATAATGTTCGTGCCAGTCATATTAGCTTCCTTTTCCATTGCTTCAGCCATTGCATCAACAAGCTCCTGATAACCAAGTGGAATTCGTGGAGCAAGATAACGATAACGAGAACCGGCGAAAATGGTAGGAGTACCACGAGTGTAAAGATAACGACTAGAAGCACCGCTTTTAATGTCGTACTCAACACCAATATAACCAATAACGTCAACCATGCGGTTTACAATTTGATAAGCTGCATTTGGAAGATCTGGAGCAAGAGCATCTAGCTCATTACCCTCTTCATCAGTATACTCAGTCTTCTTGGTCTTAGAGTGAGCGATAAATACAAGAGCATAACCAAGCTGAGTTAGTTCACGGAAAGTTGTTTCAAACTCGTCCTTGAGCATACCCCAACCTTTACCGTAACCAATGTCACCAATTGCCTGCACACCCTCACGATTTAGGATATACTTCTCACAAAGAGAATATGCAATTGCAACAGTGTCGATAACTACTGTCTCGTAAGCTTCCTTAACTTCTGGCTTCTTTAGCTGGCGGCAAACCTGCTTAAAATCTGCCCAAGAAGTAATATCAACTGGACGAACACCAACTAGACCATTATAGCCCTTCTCGAATGCTACAAGAAGTGGCTTTGGCCACATCGCGGACATACTGGTCTTGCCACTCTTAGCCTGACCATATAGCATAATAAAACGACCGCGTAGATCCTTACAAAGCTGTGTGGGCTGAATATTTAATAGATCAATAACTGCCATTTTCTTTCTCCTTTAAGGTCAATGAAAGGGAGAGTGATAATCACTCTTCCCAATCATAAGTTGGTGCAGCGGAAGAAGTTGCAGCAGCTGGAGCCGCCTTACCGGTCTTTGCCTTTGCACGAGCCTCAATCTTCTTCTGTTCCTTTAGAGTATTACGATCGGCCATCGCAACACGAATATCCTCTGGATTGTAGGAATTCTCTTCCTCATTTGGGCCATCCTCATGACCAATACCAGGACCAGTGATAATTAGCTCACGCTTCTTACGAGTAGTGGTCTGTGGAATAGACTCACCCCAAGTGTTCTCAGACTGACGAGTGATGGTTTCAGAAGTGAAACGAATACGACCAACGAAGTGGGCGGTATCATTCTGATTGTAATTACGCTCGATGAAGTCAATTGCAGTTGGATTCTCAACAAAGAAATCAAGGCAATCAACCTTGCCACCATACTTAACAAGACCACCACGAATCTTTAGACGACCAGTCTCTTCACCCTCTGCAGTGACTTCACGATCAAGACCAAAGATGAAAATCTCGGCATCAAAGGTAGCACAGTCACCGGAATTACCGGAAGCCTGACCACGAGCTTCATTTAGGAAAGAAGCGTTAATATTCCAGCTAGAGATAACAGTCTCTGGATTACGAGAATCGGCAAACATGTTCTCACTTAGAGCACCATTACCACGACGACCATTGATGTTTACCTTAGTCGCATTCTCAATGCCATGACGCTCCGCAGTCTTATACTCAGTAGAGTAACCACCTAGAGTATCATAAACTGGATTGTTGGTACCATCCTTCTTATGACGCATGGCAATGAAGCTTACGGGAATTTCACTAATCTCTTCCTTGCCATTGTAATACTGATTTACACGAATAGTGGCATTAGCACCACGATATGGCTTTGCACCCTTAGCCATGCTGGTTTTACCATCACGAAGTTCAAAGCCAAGTAGAGAACCGTTAATTACTACGCTGTTCTGGGCTGGGGTATCAATTGATCTAAACATAATTATTTTCCTCCAAATTGTGTTGTGTATTATTATTGTTTTTCTTATTACAGTACAGAATTTAATCTTGCTCGTTCAGCCTTTTGTCTAGCACGCTCTTCTTTTCGAGCTGCCGCCGCCTCAAGTTGTAAACGCTTCTTACGACGCTCTTCTTCATCTGGATCATATTCAATTCCAGATTCAGTAATCTGAACAAAACGCATTTCCATATCTTTCTGACCCTTATACTTAGCCTTAGTTACTTCAATACGTTCCGCAGCATAACCTTTCTTCAGAAGCCAATTTACAGAACCATTTACAGCCGACATCGTAGTATCTACCGCTTCAACAAGTTCGTGTTTTGTAAATTCTTTACTATGATGTTTCTTTAGAAATTCAAATACTTTTCTACTAGTTTCTGTCATATAATAACCTCAAATTCTCATTTGATATAATCATTATATACTAAAATTTTATTTTTGTCAATTATCCATTAACGGTCTCTGGAATTTCAAGATTGCGATTAAGAATACTCTTAGCATGGGTTAATAAATTTCTACGCTCATTAAGAGCTTCTAGTCCATAGGGAAGAGTAGAATCACCATTAGCAATCATAGTCTTAATCATTTCATCAGTAAGCTCTTCATTAAAATAAATCTTTAAAGCTCGAAAGGCATGTTCTGCATGTAGAATTTCTCGCTTTAGGAACTCTTCTGTTAGCATATATTATTCCTCCGTTTAATTAAAATATTCATCTACATATTTTTGTTGTTCGTTATCATATATTTCAGCTGTACCAGTTTTACCTATAACATTCAAACCTTCTACATTATAAGCAACACCTGTAGCACCTTCACCATGAACTGTATTATA